GTGGTAATTGATTATCCATTTGTAATTCCCAATCAGTTTCACCTATAATTTCAACAATTCTATTTTCTCTGTCTCTGTGCCATTCCAAATCATCTGTATCAACAGATTCTTCAAACTCTCTTAAATACAAATTATCTTGTAAATGAGTTTCTTTGAATGGAAACATATTATTTTTGTTGTTTTTTAACCGCAGCTTGTTGTTTTGCAATATCTAATTTGCTTGGTAATTCAAATGCTTTTTGTTTGATTACATCCGCAGGTTCTTTTGGCATTGGAACACTAGTTCTTGGGTCATCTGTCGTAAACAAATCAAATTTAATCTTACCAGGCATTCTTGTAGCTACTATTTGTTCATTATAAATAGTATCCAATTTTACTTGATTTCTGCTCTTAGCGATACGAGGTAACAACAAGAAATAAGATATCCACTTCAATACTTGATCTGCCATATCAGATCCCAAATATCTAAATTCAATTGTTTTATGTTCACTAAATGCAGCAATATTTGTACCGTGATTACGATCAAAATGGGATAATACTTCTTTCATTTGTGCGTTTGTAAGCGTAAAAGATTTTGGTACATTTTCAGATTGTCTACGCATGTATTCATGAATTCTATTATAAATTGCGTTACTCAAACTTCTTCTCAATTTAGCAAAACTGTTAAAATCTCTGTCCATGGCTACTGCAGATTTAATAGCTTTTTCATCAACCAATGTACTCATTGCCAATACATCAAACATATCAAAATCACTTGGAACTCCTATATGAACATGCATCCCAGTTTTTCCATGTGTTGCTTGATCACTTACCCAATTTCCTACTTTGGAAATAATATTAAAATCATCACCTGTTTGTCTCATATGTCTACTTCTTATTTCAACATTTGGCCCATCTTCACCAACTGCCCATGTGTTTTTATCTGGTTTATCATCTTTTCTTACATCTTCACCCAGGCTATCTAATAAATTATACGCTGAATCAATACCACCTTCCATATCAGTGACATTCATTTCACTATCTGGAATAAAATCAGTCCAATCTCCACTTCTTGCTAAAAATCTTAAATATTCATCAACATAATCACCTTGATTTCTTCTTTCCCAACGAGTATATTCACTGTCCACTTCATTTCTTACTTCATCATATTTTTCATATGCTTCATTGTATTCCTCTTCAGTAGCATAATCACTTTCAACTGGTTCAGATACACTACTATCAAATGTATCTACACTCATTGGACCATATTCTTCATCATATCTATCAATATTGTCAATGGTTCCATAACGACTCCATCTTTTTGCTGCTTCATTTCTTTGTTCGTCAACCCATGAATTATAAGCATCAGTTAATCCATTATCATAACTGTATGATGTACCCATCATATCTGATAACTTTTCTATGATTTGATCAGTTGATAAATTCTGTTCTTCTACAACAGGTTCAAATTCAAATTCTACACCAAATGTATAATCACCCAATTCATCATATTTGGCTTTTAGTCCATATTCAATATCAGTTGCTTTATCAAATGGTACCGCTTCAAGTAATACTTCTTTTATTAATTCTTTTAATTCTGTAAGTTTCATATTTTACCAATATTTTCCTTTACTCTTAGTACCTAGTGATTTGATTCTATGACTTCTGCAACTCCAATATCCAGCTGTAGTACGATCTTTCTTTTGACTGCATCTGTGTCTAGCTCTGAAACTTTTTCTACGTGCTGCACTACCAGCTCTGATTCTCATGTTTGGATCACCAAAGGTTACTTTCTTTATTTTACCTGCCTTTGATTTAACGTATACAGCAAATTTCTTTGGTCCTCCTGGAGTTCTAAATGGTCTATTAAGATTTACAGTTCTACCTCTGTGTTTGACTTCATTAATGTACTCATCATCTTCTATTTCAATTGGTGCGTCTAAATATACTTCTATACCTTCATATATTGCTTTACTACCAAGATCACTTTCTATAATATCTACATCATTATCATTCAACTCAATTAAATCTTGATTATATAATTCACGTACTTCATTTACTAAATGAAAATATCCTTCACTATAAATTCTAAATACATTTTCTTCTAAAGTGAGATTTCTATCCAAATGATATTTCAATTGATCACTGATAGAGGCATCTTTGACCAGCTTCATTGGTTCTCCCCTTTCAACCATTTCATCTAGAATGTCAGTTAATTTAATCATGAATATAAATAGAATTAAAAAACAAAAAACCCCGGCATTTCTGCCGGGGTGCGTTTAATTATTTACCTTATTGATTAGACTTGGTTCAAGTCACCAACGTAAATCTTACCGTAGAATTCAGGACGTACTACCTTCTTAGCGTAGCGGGTCATTACACCTCTACGTGGAGTGAAGTTGATTGGATCATATACCAATGGAGTTTGTACCAATGGAATATATGGAGCATAAACTGCACCGGTTTCTAGGAAGTTGTTACCACGGAAGCCCATCAAGATTGTGTTTTCTTGCATGTATGGGTTCTTGTAAACTTGGAAACGTGAAGCAAAAGAACCAACACGGCTTACGCCCATTGCGAACTTAGCACTATCACCGTCAGTGTTTACAACGTATCCTGGGATGGATTCCAATACAGTGGCTACGTCTGGTCCTACAACCAAGAAGTTAGCACCACCACGTAGGGTCAATTGGTGAATCTTGTTAGATACCTTTTGGATCTTGTTACCAAGAGTTTGGTACCAAGTGCTCTTTACGTAAGCAGTACGATTGGTTGAATCGTTGTTTACGGTGAAGGTTGGTAGACCTGCACTGTCATTTGGACCCTTGACTAGTTCCTTACCAATTACGGCGGACCAAGCTTCAGTGGTCAATGCTGGAGCAGCACTAATCAACATGTCCATGATTTCAAGATCAATTTCCATTGATACGTATTCACTCAATAGAGCAGTCAATTCTGCTTCTGCATCAATGCTGTGGTAAGCATTCAAGTCTTGAGCCAATTCTGGGGTCCAGACTGCCTTCAACTTACGAGTCTTAGCAACAATTGGTTCACTCTTGAGTTCCAAGTTAACTTCTGGAATGTTGATATCAGTACCCTTGTCAATACCGTTATTAACAGCTTCACCCTTGAATGGATTGGTATCTTCAAAGTCACCACGGGTTTGATCAGTTGGTTGCTTTGTATAAGTTAGGACTGCGGCACCACTGGCGTTACCTGCAGTAGTTGAACCAGTTACAATGAATTGTACAATGTAGTAGTTAGCAGTAGAAAGAGAACCAGTGTTATAGACCTTGGTCAATTCATTGATTACGTTAGCTGGATTAATACCAGAAGCACTGATGGTGAAGCTTCTTACAGCATTCAAGTCTGTGTTAATTGTGTTAGTACCAACTAGAACATTGATCTTTTGACCAACGAATGCTTGAGCGCTTGAGGTCAATGAGCTATCAAAGTTTAGATCACTCAAGGTTGCGGAACCTGAAGTGGTGCTCAATGATTGGGTGAAATAGTTACTGGTGTAAGAATAACGACCAGCACCATATAGACCGTTTTCTGGAGAATCAGTAGAACCTAGCTTGATGCCAGTACCACCGAACATGGATGAACCACTGAATGGGTTAGATCCTGGTAGACCGTTACGGTTGGTACCGTACTTGAAGTCTAGATAGAAGATTAGACCAGATGGTAGGTTCATTGGTTGAACTGAAACGAATTCCTTAGCGGAGATTTCAGCGAATACACGGCGAACCAATGGAAGAGCTACGCCAGCCCATTGTTCACTGTTAGCAGAAGTACCTGTAGAGGTAGATTCATCAAGCAATTGCTTGGCTTGGTTTTCCAATAGGATAGACATATTGGCCTTTTCAATGCCTTCTAGACCTTCAAGAAGACCTGTCTTGTCCCATTTGTTTTGCAATCCACGAGTTTCAGTCATCAACTTAGCTTGTGGGTTCATATTGTTTGTCAATAGACTCTTAATATCACTCATATTTTCTTTCTGTATTTTAGTTTTTTGTTTACTTGCCTTGTTTTAATTTTTTACTTCTTAATTCCGGCAAGTCTTTGGAATCTTGAAGCCATCACGTTGCTGTTTTCAACAATCAATTCCTTCTTAGGAGCTGTTGATGCAACTGGTTTACTTGCCAAACCTTCGGTGATAGTTTGTGCAGCTGTATTTGGTTTCTTGACAGCTGATCCACCTGAACTAAGTGATTCGGACAAAATTTTATAACTCAACTTAACTTCACGGATGGAGCTGGTTAAGTCGAAAGTTTCTACTACCTTCATCTTTTGAGCTTGGTTCAATGAGAACTTATTGAACAACTTGTTGGTGTACAACAACTTAGCATTCAAAAGATTGATTTCATTCAATTGATCACGTAGGAATTGAACGGTATTTAAAGCTTCAGCCAATTGAACAGATTCTTCAGTTTGTTCTTTTACTTCTTCTTTATCTTCTTCTTCTTTTTCTTCAGAATCATGTTTCTTAGCTTCATCTACTTCTTCAACTTCTTCACTCAAGGTGTCTAGAAGTTCTTGTAGATTGATTTCTTCATCAACTTCTTCTACTTCTTCAGCAGCTACTGGAGCTTC